GCATAACCTATAACGTCTGTCCAAGAATCGTCCTTTGAAATGTCTTCGGCAAGACGAGCAACCTTGACACCTATCATACAAGCCACAACTTCTTCTGGAGTGATTGCACCATTCAGTTTTTTATCTAGGAGTATAGTCCATATGTCGGCTATACGTTGATGATTTTTTTTAGCAGGTCCATACTCTTTGGCTCTCTGACCATTGATTAGTTTCTCTGCCTCTTTTAAGAAAAATTCTCTATCTTTTTTCATATGTTAAACCTATGTAATGCATTTGATTCGATTAAGTGAAGTGCTTTTTTAGCACGAGTTGCTCCCACATAGAAAGTTCTTATTTCAGAATCTTGATCTAAACTCTCTACACAAGCCTTGGTTGAGTCAAGAAGTAGAGCTACGTTATCCGCCTCTCCACCTTTTGCTTTGTGAATTGTCGATATCCGAATCCTCGGAGTCCCCGTCAGAATTCTCTCTCCTCGTCTCCTCACTGACATTATGTATGCCACTTCCTGATCCGAGACTTTCAAGACTTTCTGCCACGGTGTCTCGTGTGAGACGTTCAAAGAGCAACTCTCTATGATATCGTTTAGAGTATAAGTTTGTTCTTGATCTAGGGAGGATAGGGTTTTTCTCCCAGACTTGGATATAATATTGGGGTTCAATATCTTCGCAAAGTTCTTCAGTTCTGATGCAGACAAGTTTTGGTTTTTGCATAGTTTAAGCCATACCTCTATTCCGTTGATAACATTTGGGGAAATAGACCAACCAGTGCCTTCTCTCCAGTAAAGATATCCATCTTCCTTGAGACGATTACATACTTTGTTTGTGATATAATTAGTTCTTGCAAGTACCAACCATTCGCCACTAGTTAAGTCTACATCAAGTATATCTCGATGCCATGTTATCGTGCCATCTTTTTTAGCGGGTTGCCAATCTTTTGTTTGTCTGATAGACACTTTTTTTATTAAATTCTGAGAGAAATCGTGCACGGCACTCGGTACACGGAAGGATTGTTCCAAAAATAATTTATCTTCACATGAATTTAAAAAGTCAGAGACTTTCACACCCATCCAAGTATATATAGCTTGATCATCATCTCCCGCATAGTATACTTTTTTGGAGTTTGGAACTAAAACTTCCTTAACCATACGCCATTGTAAAGGAGCTAGGTCTTGTGCTTCATCTATAATAAGCAAATCGAATTGAGGCGAAGTTCCTTGCCTTATAAATTCTTCAATCATATCCACAAAATCTAATTTGTTTTTAGCTTGTTTATAATCACAATATGCTTTATTTAATTTTTTTAGTTCTTGCCAATATAAAGTGTGATCCCAAGCATCATTAAACTGTTGTTCCAAAGACACTTCTCTTACACGAGCCATTTGTACAAGAGACATATACTTGTCCCCACCTGCTCCTATCTGAAATAAAGGTCCTTCTTCTATATTAAGTGTAGGTGCTGATCTAAACTCCAGACCAACAAGCTTACCTAAATCATTATAGTCTGCCCCTTTAAATACTTTTTTAATATCTAAACCTAGCCATGTAAAAGCAAGCGAGTGCAGTGTTCTAAAATAGATCATTTGCTTTACATCCAAACCAAGCTCTGTCGCTGATCTATCTCTTGCCTCTGTAGCAGCTTTACGACTAAAAGACATGAAAGCTATTTTAGTAGGATCCATTCCACCTTGAATGCTCTTTTTAATAATATCGATCAAAGTTGTGGTTTTACCTGTGCCCGGAGGTCCAAAGATTGCCGTTTCTTTCATGCCCACTTAGTCCAATCTATAGATTCTTCGCCTGTTTCTATATATTTTTTTATCATTTCTATATTTCTATTCATTTCTTGATAGAAGACTAACTCTGCTCTTTCTTTTCTGGTCAATGAGAAAGGTTGTTTTCTTAAAGTTTGTTCAACAACTTTAAAAGTGTGTTGATATTCATCTAGAACTTCGATACATGTTTTATATTTTTTTCTCAAAACGGTGCCTCACCAGCTTCTATCTTAATACTTTCAATTTCAACTTCTGAAGCAAACTCTGGGATCCACCAAACACGAATTGTTTTCCAACTGCCTGTTGATGTTTTAAATCTTTTCGTTACAGAACTATCTCCATTGTTTATTTCTTTTAGTCTCTCTTGCACTTGTGCCCTTGTGTAAACGTCAAACTTTTTCTGTCTCATAAACTCCATGAGAGATTCAAGTCTAAAGTAAGTCTTGCTTTCTTCTGCTTCTGTATATGGTTTACCCAACATAACTTCTTCAAAAGTTTGTGCTTGAACTCTACCTGTGCAATAAGTTTCTAACAGAGAAACAAACTGACCTTTGTATGTAAGTTCCTCGGGTACATTTATTTCATTACAATTTTCTAATAAATTATTTATTTGTTCTTCCCATAAACTATCTTTTAATTTAGGAGGCATGAAGTTTAATTGCTCCATACATGCTCTTTGAAATAGTCTCGGAGTTTGTAGTTCATCTGTTGTAAGTTCTAGTCTTCTCCCGCCTATATCCACGAACCATAGTCTAGGCTCCGATAAAATAACAGACAGTCCACTAATCGTAGGCATCGAACTAACACCTATTCCATGTTTTAAAGTTCTACAGACACCTTGGTTACAATGAGAAGACATAGGTTCTTCTTTACAAAGATACTGATACTCTTTCTTCTCTAATGTGTTTTGTATAGCAACAACTTCTGATGCAGTTAAAGGTGGAGTAAAATCTTTTGCATTGTGCTCTTCTAGTTTTGATTTCCAATCTTCGGGAAAAGCTTTTTGTAAAAAAACACCAAGATGAAAAGCAGCTCTATTCCTACCACCTTCAAAAATACCCACCGATAATAAAGAACGTAAGCACGGAACATAGTTCGGATACAATTCAACTGGCCCACCAATGGGTAACTTTAAAAAATCATTCGGATCTGTTTTTATTCTGTATATTTCTTCGATGAATTCTTGTAATGATGCATCCTTGTACTCTCCTTCTTTTTTGAGTATCGCATAGCGGAAAGTTTGCTCAGAGTCAAAATACGGCAAATTAATGAAGTTACCAACATCGCCCCTCTCGACAAGAACCTGTTCTTGCTTCGGAAATATTTCACACCGACCATGCCCAAGAGCAGCAGATACTTCAGCAGCCTTGTCTCTAAAATCACTCGCATTCATCCACTCCTTAAAGAAAAAGAATATATGTGCACCACCCGATTTACTACGGCACACGATACACGGGACATTGAACTTCTCTAGTTTATCTATTAATTCATTATGATCAAGAGGGTATTGATCTATATCTAAAGCACCAAACTTACACTTGTTATCTTCATTGATAGGTATAGCACCAACACCTTGTTTACCTTCTATGTGTCTTTGTACTAATTCTAAGGTTAATGGATTTCTTACAATGTAAGACTTTGCTTTTTGTTTGCCAGCCATACGTTGTGTTGATACTTCCGTTTGACCATGTGCTGTTCGAAAGCCTTCAAATGCTTTCAATAATTCTTCTGCTAAATTCACTCTTCACTCCAAAGAAAAAGAGCCGTGACTTGGAGGACGTAGCCACGGCTCTAGTTGTTAAAACGGTACTTCTTCTCCCGACTTGTTCGATGCCATCTCATCGGCAGAAGCGGCAGCCATTTTAATCTCCCCTTTTCTAAAACTTTGATACATAGTCCTAGCCTCTAACATCATAGATTCTAGTTCTTTTGATATCTCAGTCACACGCTCAACTTTATAGTTATACCAACTACCTTGATCGTTACTTTCTGCAATAGTCTTAATAGACCATGCAGTTCCGTATAAAGGCATAGGTTTACCCGAAGGTAATCTTATACCATTCTTCATTGTGTTCCATCTACGAGACACTTTTAATTGTGTTTTCTTCATATCAAGAACCGCTGGAGAACTTAATTTAGTTTCGGGATCCATTACTTGTACCAGATGTTGATGAGTTCTTACTAGTTCATTTCCAGACGGAAGAATTTCTGCCGCACCTTCACGAGTTGTAAGAGTTATGTCTCTGTCATCGGGGGATAGTTCTCTTATGAAACCACCACCACTTGATCTAAGTGCGAACTCCAAAAATTTCTTTTCAAAAAAACAAGGTACAACAATCACACCTTCATCTGCTTTGTACACTTGTTGTGACACAGTATTAAAGATGTCTCCTTGTTCTGCTCCCTTTAAATACATACTGTCTTGCTTGTTTAATTGTGGCGATAATGCTTGTAGTATCCTTATAAAAGGTATTTGCATATCATCGGTTGTGAAGTTTTCAAGACCAGCACCTGCCTCTTCTTCAAGTAATGAAGATAAATTAGATACTGCTACTTCTGTCTTTTCTTTTTGTGCTACTGCTTGGGACATTACTGACCTCCTTTTATTTTTGCACGGTTACCAACATAGACTCCAAACGTATCGTAATCGACTTCTTGTCCATTTTCGATTCTGTTCTTTACCCATGTCCTTAGAGTCATCGGGTGTATGTGGGTCTTTTGAGCAGGACTTAGTCCTTGCTTTGATAAATCATCAAGCACGGCTCCAGCTACATTGTCTTGACCCATCCCGAATTGGACGACAACTTCGTTCTTAATTATATCTGCCTCCCCTATAGAACGTAAGAAAGCAAAAGCTTCTGCTTTCTTGTCCTCGGGAATACGAGCCGATACAAATTTATCTACGGAAACTTTGTTGCCATCAACTGTCAGACTTTCAACACCTAACTCTTCCATTAATGATGGTATGTCCTCTTCATCAATGGTTCGCTTTTTGTATTGTAAGTCTTTCAGATATTTTTCGGCATCCTTGACCTGTTTATCGAGGTCAACAGATTGCCTAATAAGTGAAGATAGTCTTTTAGTACCATCTTCTCCAACCTTATCAAATGCTTTAGGGTTGGCAGCTTCTTCTTCAAACAGTGAAAACACATCACTCATATTTCTCTCCTTCTTGTTTAAAGTTTATACCCTTCGGTAGTAGGTACTAGGTTTTATCCCCTAGCTAGATGATTGTCAATAGAATTTATTTGAGATTTTTTCCACAAATATTCTTGCTTTGTAAGAAAAGATATCTGTCCACCTATTGACCTGTCACTTTCTTCTGACAGTTCCTTAAGCATTGTCCATGTCTTGATGGGCACTGCTACTGATTTCCATTTTTCTGAATCCATTAAATTCTCCCTTTTATTTTTTATGCCTACTATTTAATATAATGTCAAATAATTTCTTATTTTATTTTATACTGCTTTCTCAAAATCTAAATCAGCCTCACATTTTTGTATTGCTAAACTGCTTTCGAAAAGACACCTCTCAACTGCGAACTTCCAGGATCTTGCCGTAATGTCGGGATCGTTAATAAATGTATCTTTGTGTATTCTTTTAGTAATACCACGAACCATGCCCACAGGTAGAAACTGTATTTTTCTTTCGGGTAAACAAACCAAAGCTAAAATATCACAATCGTCTTTTGTGTATGCTCTCTTAGGACTGCCTTTACTTGTTGTAAAACTGTACTGCTTGCCAACACCGACACCTGCTTTATTCCTTTTGTATTTCTCATTCGTATGAGTTGATGTCTTCACTTCAATTCTTAGAGCTATGGGTAATCCATGACCTTTGATCGCAATAAGATCTGTCCCGTCTTGTTTGACCAAGTCACAATGTACACCTAACATTGTTAGCTCGAAAGCCGTAAAAAGCTCTCCAGCTGTTCCCGTTAACTTTTCTACTCTTATACTTTTAGCCATTCTAGTACTTCCTCTCCTAAAGTTTTGGTTGCTATTTTATCCTTTTCTACCAAGGACTTAACGATATGTACATCAACTGTGTTGGGGCACACTAAATCAACATAAAGCACTGGTTTATGTTGACCTATTCTATGACATCTGTCTTCTGATTGTTTTCTTGACTCCAGGTTAAAATCATTCGAGTAGTAAATTACATTTGATGCAGCCGTTAAAGTTATACCACGGCCCCCCGTTTGTGCATTACTGACAAAGAACCTTGTCTCTGGATTTGTTTGAAAATTATGTATTGCCGAGTCTCTATCTTCTTGTGTCGTGTCCCCATAATATGTGACCACGGAACCCGATCCATAGGCTTTGATTAATTCACTTTTAATCTTCTTTATGTCGTGTCTGAACCTAGACCAAATAATAACTTTACCTGTCATTTCTTCTATGACTTCCATCATGACTTTTATTCTATTGTTAGCGAGTTCTACAGTTTCTCCGTCATCACTTACAAGGTAGCCACATAACAATTGTTGTAGTCTTAATAGTCTTGTCATGACTTCGGGAGCCGTAACCATCTCGCCTTCTTCTAAAAAGATAACAGATGTTTTTTTCATACTATGATAATGTTCTTGTTGAGTGGATGTTAATTCAACTTGTCTTGTTGTGTATATCTTTTCGGGAAGATCTAACGCTTCTTTCTTTGTTGTTCTGTGTGCAAATATTTTTAGTTTTTGTGTTAGCTCATCTAAATTTTTATAGCCAACCACTTGATTAAAACTATGGTTGCCCATTCGTTGTTGTCTAACAACAGCAAACCTTCCTTGAAATGACCAATAGCTATCGTATCCTAAAAGTCTTTTGTTTAGAAAAGCACATTGTGAATAAAGATCCAAAGGCGATTGTGTGATCGGAGAACCTGTCAGTATTCTTTTGTACTTGGCAGTCTCCCCAAACTTGACAATTGCTTTTGTACGTTTCGCTTTTATATTTTTGATTGTTGTTGATTCATCAATGGCGAGTAAGAATTCACTTCTGTGGGTAAACGATTCAAGGAACATGGGTGCTTTTTTAGTTACAAATGATTCTACATTCATTAATAATATTCTAAATTTATCTCTTTTTGTTGCACCTTCGGATAGTTTTTTCTTTTCGTTTCTTGTGGGATTGGCTTTCCATAAATATATATCTGCATCTATATCATCGGGTAAATGAATCGGTAGTTCTGAATTTTTCCAATTCATGTAAACACCCTTGGGTGCGACTATGATTGCTGTATCAATTAATCTGTTTTGACATAACCAATATATGTTGTCGATTAATACCTTTGATTTACCACACCCCATCTCCATGAAGTATGCAAAATTTTTCTTGTCATAAGATCTTTGTAAAGCCTCCTCTTGATGAGCATATGGCTTTGTCTTGTATTTGAATTGCATCTTGTCCCCTTATTCATCGTTGTATAGTGATGATCTTGCCGATCTTGTTTCTGCTATCTTTCCTCTGTATGGTTCTTCGGGCTTGACTGCATCAGGATGATCTGTCCCTCGAAAATCTGTTTCTGGTAGCTCACTTTGTTCTTCGGTTGTTAAGAAAGGTCCCCAATAGCCTCTCCATCCGTCCAAGGATGTTCTTTCTCTTCTCTTCCAACCCTCAAGTCTTGCTATCTTTTGGATCGTCTCTCCATCCGTCCCAATCTGGTTCGAAATGGATTGTGTATCCCTCCCCACTTCCCACATCCTTTTTGCCACGGCTACGGCTAGGTGTGGATGGTTTGGGAAAAGGGATGACGTTATCTCTATCTTTAGAGTGTACTTCTTTTTTTTCATTTTTTTTAACCATCAATCTCCTCCTCTTCTTCAAGTCCATTCATTAATCCAAATTTAGCAGACTCGAGATGCCAAAGCACCTCGGCTGGGTCTTTCATGGTTGTTATCATACTAACAAAACCATCACTCCTTCTTCCAACAATTAGAATGTCTTCAAATTGCTCGGCAGCCAACTCACATACTGTCGGTACGGGTTCAACTGTTTTTTTTATCTTATATGGGAAAGTTAATATATTGTCACTCATTTTAATTGTGAACCTTGGCAACAATCGTCCACAACACTATGGCACAAAACACATTGCTCATGACCATGTATGTTAACAGTCTGTAGTGTGCCTTGACATCTTGGACATCTCGGCAAACAATGTGTTTTAACTTGTTCTTTTTCCCATTCATAATTTACTTCTTTTTCCATTTTTCATTTATCTCCATTCTTAATGAGTGTGTGTGACCATTGTACTTCATCTCAAGGTATTTACTAGCTAATCTTCTTGCATCTTTAGCCTCTTGTTCCATGCCTACCGATGCAAACTCCACGGCTTCTTCTTCAAATCTTTTTATAAGAGAGTCTATAAGTCGCATAGCTCTTCCCCAAAATCATCTGATCCTATTAATTGTTCA